CACCGATCCAGGTTTGCTGGGTCCGATCGCAAAAGTAGTGCCAAACATTCTGCTGGCACCATTGATGCGACGCCGGTTCCGCGGCTATAAGCCGGGGTCCCGAGAAGGTCTTGGGAACGCTAATGAGCCGAGAATACGGCTCATCCGAGTCTTCGACTCGTGAAGCGTTCGCTGCCCAGCTTGCATAATTGTGGAAGCCACAATCTGCAAGCGGGAACGCATTTTCGAGGCGTTCTGACCAACTCCCCCAAGAATACTTGTTGGAGGGGCCAGACACCTCGGAAATAGCTCCTGGGCCATGTCTGAAGCGCCACTTGGTTCGGTCGTAAGGACCGAGAGTGGCGGTGAGGTACCCCGACACGAGGTCGAGGTTCGCGACGAGGACTGACAGTCGGTTTCTCCGTTGAGAATCCGACACGCCGGCGATGCGATCTCGGATGAGTCGCGAGGAGGAAAACCCCTCGTACTCAGCGAAATCGCTGACGTCGGCGTGCGTTGCTGCCCAAACCATTTCTGGCTCAGGGAGCTCGCCGTCAACACCAACAAAATCGCGGACAGCGTCCACAACTTTGTCGGAGCTGCACTGGAAGGTGGCCTTTTTGGCTGCAGAAAGAATCTGCCGCAGGAAAAGCACCGCCTCAACATTGCAATCCTCCTTCAGACGACCGTCCTCATGGAATACCAGTAAGTAAAGTCCCCGAAGAAATTTGGGGAGTTTTACCCGGGACGACACCCTCTTTGTCAGAGGGAGGTCGACTCGGCAGTACTGGCCTTCCGACAGGCACCTATCCAGGTGCTTGCCGACTGCTGGGAGATCGACTGTAAACAGTCGCAACCCCCAGTTGTCAGAGGCTACTAGCAGACGCTCGAAATCTCTTTCGAACTCGTCCGCCAGTTCCGGGAACGCGTACTTCGCATCTTCGAAAAGATGCCAGTACACACGCCTGAGTTCCTCCACGTGGCGATTAGGCACTGTAGACATATTCTTGTCTCCAAATGCCCCACGCGCACGCGAACCCACACAGACAGTTCTGCCGCTCGGGAGTTAACTCTCCCAACCCAGCAGACTCGAGAGAAGCGCGCCAGTGCTCGCGAGGGCCAAGTTGAACAAGGCCGTCGGGAGATCCTTACTAACATCATTGGGGGCAACCTCAATGACGAAGTAAGTCTTGCGCACAATCTCAGCCGTGTCGACGTCTGCGAAAACCGTCTGCACGACCTCCACATTGTGGCGATCGCGCGAAGGAAGGCCGTTGGCCTTCGTCTTCGTGTGACGGATTCGCATGACGACACTGCTGACGGAGTCCTTGAAAAGGTACTCCGACGAGTAGCTGTCCTGGTTGATTCTCGTCAGGGTTGTTGCAACCCCGCCGATCGTCAACACGAGTGTGTTCGCGAGCATGAGGAACTCCTGAGGGCTCTCGATCCTAGGACCCTAACGCCTTCGGCGATAGGATTTGTCCTTCAGGACCGCGAGCGATCCCAGGATCGACCATTTGCCCATGTCGAAAATGGGCAAGGAAATGGGGGGGATCGGAAACCAAGGATCACAAATGATCCTTTGCTTCCGCGTCGCTCGCTCTTCGTTCTTGGTTTTACCAACCAATTGACGAAGAGCGAGATCCGGTTCTGAGTACGACCGTTTAGAAACGGTCGTCTGCATAACCGAGACGCTCGACCAGATCAGGGGGACCGTATTGTTGGTGAGAGCGATCAAATCGCCCACATCAACGAACCAGTCCACAAGCCAACTCCAGGGAAGCAATTCCCAGGCAGTTGCAAGAGCTTCGTGCGTAGTCAACCCAGAAGCGAGGCGATCTGCAAGGAATTGCAGATCATTATCGTCTCTAGGAAGCTCGAACGAAGGGTCCACTATATAGCGGACCGTAGCCCAGCGTTTATATTCGCTGGACACCTGCTGTCGACAGAAAAAGTTGACGCCCGACCTCGTGTGAACGAAGGTACGGACTGACGAACTTATCTCTGTCCCTGAACCGAGCGAGACCCTCCTTTTCAAGAACTTTCCATCCCGAAGCTTTTTCAACTCCGCGAACCTCTGCTGAGCAGTGTCCACGAAGTTGATCATCTTCTGGATGTCCCTGATCATCGGCCGGATCACCCATCGCCAGGAGAGATTTCCCCTGGCAACCTTTCGAAAAAGGTTGGTGCCCCAGTCTTTGAGCAGGCTCGGGAGATCACGTAGCTCAGCGATGAACGTTGGCAGACTAAAGTCTGGCGCGTTCGGATTCGCTTCAGCTAACACCTTCCACGCCATATCGCTCTTTGCGAACGCTCCTGTAGGGAGCGCATGAGCGAAGCTGAAAGGTGGCGGGGACAACCAGCCTCCGAACACGGGCATTGATTCGTATTCACGAATTGCCCCTGTAATCGGATGCTTGTACGTCCCGTTCATGATCCAACGCTCATTCACAAGCTCAGTCTTGTCAAACGGATTATCCGTCTGACGCTGACCGTGCGTGTCTGAGCAAGTTTCGGTCTTACCAGCGAGTCCACTCTCTGGAGTGACAATCGATCCGTTGAGCGTGCATTTGCCGCTAACAACGTACCGAAGGTCCCTAGAGCGCGTCCTCGCAGCCATACCGAGACCCCTGAGAAAGTTCCCATTTCCAGATGGAGCGGCGTACGGCCAGACGAGATTTCTCGCGTCTTGGGGGCCCTTCGGGGC